ACCTACAATCCCTGAAAAAAAGGAGTGGCAATTTGTTTATGATTTCATCCTCGAAGAACTCGAGGAATATAAACATGCTTGTGAAACAGGAGATATTGTTGAGATTCTTGATGCTTTATGTGATATTGCCTACGTTTCATTGGGTAACGGAACTATGCTACATGGTCTTAAAGATAAAATATGGCCAGCATATCAAGAAGTACAAGGGTCGAATATGTCGAAGGCTTGCTCAAGCGAAGAGGATGCACAAGCAACCGTGGAACTTAGATCAAAAGAGCAAAAAGAACCGTGTCACTATGAGAAGGTTGGAAAATATTATATTGTCTATAGAACACGTGATAGAAAAGTAATGAAAAATGTCAACTATTACAGACCAGATCTTAAACAATTTTTTACAAAAGAAGAAATAAAGAATGTATAAAAAGGCATTTGCAAGACGTCTTAAAGATAATAAGTTTTTAATACATTTATGGGAAGATCAGGGTTATTCTAAAGTAGAATGGGATAATCAAGCTTATATTGAATGTCATGAAGCTGATGCTCAATTTACTGGACTAAATGGTGAACCTCTTAAAAAAATTAAGAACTATAGAAATGATACTCCAAAACTTCATTTCCATGATATGCCTCCCTATCAAAAATTTCTAGTTGAAAAATATGGAATTAATGATGAGCCCTCTTTAACCCATAGAGAAATATTTTTTGATATTGAAACAGAAATGGGTGATGCTCTTACAGAAGAATACATCAAGTCAGCACCTAAAAAAGTTACATCAATAGCTTGGTATGATAAACAAGTAGATTTGTGGGGTATTGTTATTTTAGATCCTAAAGGACAACTAAAACATACTAAAGCAAAAAACAAAGAAATAATTCCTTGTAAAACAGAAGGAGAATTATTAGCTAAATTTCTAGAATTGTTTAGGGAAATGGATCCTGATATTATAGTAGGGTGGAATAGTGATTACTTTGACGTTCCTTATTTATATTATAGAATGTGTAATGTATTAGGAGAAGATTTTGCAAGACATTTATCTCCTATTGGTTATGTAAGAGAAACACCTTGGTTTAAAGATCAATACATTCAAATAGCAGGTGTTGAATCTTTAGATTATATGAGACTACACAAAAAATTCAGTTGGGCAGATGAACCCTCTATGAGGTTAGATGCTATTGGAGAAAAATATGTAGGAATGAATAAAATAGAATATGAAGGTAACCTTGATCAATTATTTGAAACTGATATTCATAAATTTATTAAATATAATTTTGTTGATGTTGAGATATTAAAAAAACTAGATGAAAAGTTAGATTATTTAGCATTAACTAAAAATCTAGCACATAAAGGTAAACATAATTATAGTGAGGTTTATGCTAATACTAAAACACAAGATGGAGCTATTTCAGCTTATTTATTAAGTAAAGGTATTATCCCTCCTGCAAAGGAACGTAATCCAATTTCTAAAAAGAACTATGCTGGTGGGTATTTATTTTGCCCTAAAGCAGGAATTTATAATTATGTTTTTGATGAAGATTTAACATCACTATATCCTTCAATTATTATGACTATTAACATTGGTAAAGAAACTATGGTTGGGAGAATTATAGATGCCGATGATAGAAATAATCGTTTAGGTTTAAATGATTTGAAATGTAGAGATTATGCTGAAGAATTAATTGTTGAGAATTTAAAAAGAAATAGAACAAAAGTTAATATAGGTAGAATTGTTGCAATGGTAGAACAAAATGATTTATCAATTTCAGCAAATGGTGTTATGTTTAGTACAGATCGTGAGTCAGTATTATCTACTATTTTAAAAAAATGGTTTGATGAAAGAGTTAAGTATAAAAACGAAATGAAAAAATCATATAAATCCGGAAATAAAGAAGAAGGTGCTGCTTTTCATATGAAACAATATACTATGAAAATTTTACTCAATTCGTTATATGGTGCCACAGCTTTAGGATCATTCCGTTATGGGAATGTTATATTATCTGAAGCTATAACGCTTAGTGGACAACGAATTATACAAGAATCTGCATTAGCAGCTAATAGGCACATGAATAAAGTTATAAAAGAAGGATTAGAATTATGAAACATTTAGAAGATACCCCATGGTGGATTTGTGATTCAGATGATACAAATTATGTAGCATACTCAGATACAGATTCAATTTATATACATGCTGAACCTTTATTAAGACATTTATATCCTGAATTTGAAACTATGCCTAGTGAAGAAAAAGATGATAAACTAGAAGATATTGCTTTAAAATACCAAGATATTATTACTAATTCTTATGATTCATTAGCTACAGATTGTTTTAATGCTAAAGGCAAACATAGATTAGAAATGAAAACTGAATGTGTTATTCGTTCAGCTTACTTTAGGGCTACAAGACGTTATGCTCAATGGATTACAAAACAAGAAGGTATTGTAAAAGAATCCCTTGATGTTAAAGGTCTTGAATTTAAAAAAGCTAATTTCCCTCCTGTATTAGGTAAATTTTTTCATAAAACTCTAGTTGATGTTTTAAAAGGAACAGAACAAAGTGAAATAGATAGTAGATTAAAATTATTTAAAACACAAATTTTAGATGGAACAATTCCTCTTACAGAATTAGGAAATCCTACATCCGTTAAAAAATTAAATAAATACACAGAGCGTAAGGCTAGAGCTGGAGAAATGTTTTCAATTATAGGTAAAGGAGCACCAGCAGCTGTTAAAGCAACAATTATTTATAATGATTTACTTAAATTTTGGGGTTTAAATAAAAATCATAATTATATTACACAGGGTAGTAAAGTTAAATGGATTTATATGAAACCAAACCCATATCAAATTGATGCTATTGCTTTCCTAGACTATGATTTACCAGAAAAAATTCGTATATTCATTGAGCAATATGCAGATAGAAAAAAAATATTCGAGTCCATATTATTAAATAAATTAGAAGGATTTTATAATGATTTAGGATGGACACTAAATTTAAATCCTTACCAACAAATGTTTTTTAATATATAATATGGCTAAAGATAAACCCGATATGTTTGCAGAAAATAAGGCAATTATGCCTTATGGAGATAGTGTGGGAGCACCTGCTATTCGACCTACTAATATTGGGGCTTTTAAACAAGAAAAAATCTTAAAAACTAATCATTACTTTAAATCTCGTTTTGATGAAATAAAAGATGAATATAAAAAATTATTAGAGGCTTTTAAATGGAATGATTTAGTTTATAGTAGTGACTTTAGATTTGAACCTATAAAAGGTCATACTTATCACTTGTATCAAAAAGAAGATGAAACATTATTTTTATCATTAATAAAACCTAATGAGTGGGATATGATTTTTATAGGATCTTTTGAAATGGGTTCGGATGATAAATGGAATAAAATAAATTGAAAATATGATAAATAAACAAAAACTCCAATCAGTAATTAACAAATATTATTTAAATGTTAATGAAGCAGTAAAATGGGTTATAGAAGATAACACATTAAGTATTGACTTTATGTCTCCTACTAAAGATATTATAGGTAAACTTACTTGTAATGAATTTGAGTTAGAAGATAGTACATTAGCAATTTATGATACTAAAAAATTAAATAGTTTAGTTAGTATTTGTAATGGAGATTTACTTTTAGAACTAGAAAAAACAAATAAGATATTTACTAAATTAAAAATATCAGATTTAAATTTTAACTTAACATATGCTTTATCTGATGCTTTACTTATTGGTAAAGTTGGAACTGTTAATATACCAGACTTTGTAGTTAAACTAAATTTAACTACTGAAGATATTGAAAATTTAATTAAAGCAAAAAGTGCATTATCCCAGGTAGATAATATGTTAGTAACAACAACTACCAATTTAGATGGAGAAAACATTTGTGAATTTATATTTGGTGATGAATCAGGACATAATAACAAAATTACCTATCAAATAATGGGTGATATAACAGAACAAGATTTAAAAATTCCATTTAATTCAGATACATTTAAAACAATTCTTCATGCTAATAAAGATATGGAAGAAGGAACATTAAATATTGGTTCAATGGGATTAATTGAAATGAAATTTAAAACAGATACTATTTCCTCAGAATATTTTATGGTAAGGAAAGCAGAAACTGATTTTTAATATATGTATTAGAGAATAAACTGACCTAAGGGCGTAAGTTATTTATTTTATTATTAACCGCTGATCTAACGACAGCATAAAAACAAAGTGATATGAGTACACATTTTTTAGAGAGATTTTACAACCCGTATGATCTATTATTTCGCAACCTGTTTGAATCAGGAGCAACATTTACACCGGCTGGAGAAGCCAAACAACAATATCCAATTAATATTTTTGAAGATGATCTAGGTCTAACTTTTGAGTTAGCTTGTACTGGCATTCCTAAAGAAGCCATTGAAGTTAAATTAGAAGGAGATATGATTACCTTTGCATATGATAAGGATAAAACACCAGAACCCGAAAGGAGTTATATTCATAGAGGGATTGCCAAACGTTCTTTTAATTTAGCTTATAAATTAGGAACAAAATTTACACCAAATAAAGCAAGTGCTAATTTTAATGATGGATTACTAATAGTTACAGTACCATTTGCAAAAGAAGCTGCGCCTAAAGTTTTAAAAATTAATTAATTAGTCTTAACAGAAGTTCGCCCTTTAGGTTGGATTATTTAATTATTATTCGTATATTACGGTAAACAAAAATAAAAAGTTATATGGCAAAAATTACAGACCCCCTATTAGAACCCTATTTTATAGGCAAAGATACACATTGTTATACTGTGTATGAAGTTGTTACCCCCCAAGCAAAGTATTTAGAAAAAGGTAGTGAAGGTAAAGATTATGAAAAACCTCAAGGACATTATTCTTCTTTTGGGGCTGCTTTACAAAAAATAGCAAAAGAAAAACTAAATAGTGAAAAAGATCATTATAGTAGTATTAAAGAATATGTTGAAAGGTGGGAGGAATTATTAATCGAATTAAAAAAATTACAAAATTATAAAGGACTATGAATTTAGAAGCATTATTTAACGCAGTTATTGTTAAACCCTTAGAAGTAGAGGAAGAAACATATGGATCAATTGTAGTACCAGATATTGGTAAAGATAAAAACGAACATGGTACTGTAGTAGCAGTAGGCCCAGGTTCAAATACACATATGGGTCATTTTATCCCAAATGTAATTGAAGTTGGGGATATAGTTGTTCTTCCAACTCAAGGTTTTACTAAATTAGAACATGAAGGAGAAGAATATTACATTGGACCCGAAAATCAAGTTTTAGCTAGAGTAAAAAAAGAAGTTAATGTTGAAGAAGTATTAGCTGAAACAGAACCATTAGATGAAAACCATTTAATTAGTGAAGAAGAATTTAATCAATTAGAAAATAAAGACAATGAGTAAAGTTATAGAATTTGGCCCTGAAGGGAGAAAAAAATTAGTAAAAGGAATTGACACTTTAGCTAACGCAGTTGTGTCAACATTAGGACCTAATGGAAGAAATGTTGTAATTGAAAAAGAACACCAACAAGTACAATCTACAAAAGATGGGGTTACAGTAGCAAGACATATATCAGTAAAAGATCCTGTTGAAAATTTAGGAGTTAATTTAGTTAGAGAAGCATCAATTAAAACAGCAGATAAAGCTGGAGATGGAACAACTACTTCAACTTTATTAGCTAGAGAAATGATTAATGAAGGATTACAACATTTAGCTAATGGAGCTAATGCTGTTGAAATTAAAAGAGGAATTGATAAAGCTGTAAATTCAGTAACAGATAGTCTTAGAAAGAATATAGCTGAAGATATAAGTGAAGAATCTCAATTAGAACAAGTAGCGACTATATCAGCAAATAATGACCCTGAAGTAGGAAAATTAATCGCAACTGCTATTCAAAAAGTAGGACATGAGGGTGTAGTCCATATTGAAGAAAGTAAATCAGGAGATACTTATTTAGAAACTGTTGAAGGAATGCAATTTGAGAGAGGTTATAAATCTCATTATTTTGTAACTAATAATAGTACTATGACTAGTACTTTGGAAGATGTCCAAATCCTTATAGTAGATGAAAGAGTTACAACTGTAAAAAATTTATTACCTATTTTAGAAAGTGTATCTGCTAATAATAAATCACTTTTAATTATTGCTGAAGATATTGATAATGAAGCTTTAGCAACTCTTATTGTTAATAAAGGAAGAGGAATTCTAAAAGCATGTGCCGTAAAAGCACCAGATTTTGGAGATAGAAGAAAACTTATTTTAGAAGATATAGCAACTTTAACAGGAGGAACAGTATTTTCAAAAGAAAAAGGTCATAAATGGGATAAATTCCAACATAGTTGGTTTGGTGAAGCTAGAACTGTTACTATTACTAAAGATAAAACAACAATTATTGATGGTAAAGGTGAAGAAGATAAAGTTAATTCAAGAATAGAGAATCTTACATCACAGATAGAAAATGCTGAAAGCGATTTTGAAAAAGAACAATTACAAAACAGATTAGCTAGATTATGTGGAGGTGTTTCTATTATTCATGTAGGAGGATTTACTGAAACTGAAATGAATGAGAAAAAAGACAGAGTAGATGATGCCCTAAATGCTACAAAAGCAGCAATTGAAGAAGGTATTGTACCTGGAGGAGGAACAGCATTATTATATGCTAGACAAGCTATTGATAATTGTAATATTGGGGCTGGAATTGTTTACAAAGCATGTGGTAAACCTTTTGAACAAATATTAGTAAATGCTGGTCATGATTCAGTTGGAGCCCAAATGTTAGGTAAATATCAATTAGTTGAAGGTGGGAATAATACATGGGCTGGTTATGATCTTAAAAAAGCAGAAGTTGTTAATATGAAAGAAGCTGGGATTATTGATCCTACTAAAGTGACAAGAGTTGCTCTTGAAAATGCGGCTGCAGTAGCAGGTACAGTATTGTTAACAGAATGTATAGTAGTAAATGAACCTAAGGAGGATGACAATCAACCACAAATTGACCCTTCATCAATGATGGGGATGTAATATGGAAACAGTAATTAATGAACATAATGAACTAATAGCAACAAGAATACCACCTGGAGACAGGTGGGAACTTGTTGGTGATAGTAAAAAACAAGTATGGCCTACTCTAACAGAAACATTAGAGGCCTACTTAAATAAAACAAAATTTCAAGGAGAATATAGGTTAGATCCTATGGGGAGTAAATTATATGCTATCCATTCTACTGAAGAAGAAGTAAAACCAAAAGAAGAAAAAATGTATTCTTTATATGGTGAATTTAGACAGGGTGTTTAAGTTTGGGAGTTTAATAAATATTTTGTATATTTAGGTTATGAAAGATCACGGATTATTAGTAGAAAAATATCGTCCTACAAATTTAAATAATTATGTAGGTAATGAAAGTATTAAAAAATCAATATCTAGTTATATTGGTCAAAATGACATTCAAAATTTAATATTTTATGGTCCAGCTGGAACAGGTAAAACTACATTAGCGAAATTAATTGTTAAAAATATTGAATGTGATCATCTTTATATTAATGCTTCTGATGAAAGAGGTATTGAAACAATTAGAGACAAAGTATCGGGATTCGCTAGTACAATGTCTTTTAAACCCCTTAAAGTAGTTATTTTAGATGAAGCCGATTTTCTTACTATTCAGGCACAAGCTTCTCTTCGTAATGTTATTGAAACATTTTCACGCACAACCAGATTTATTTTAACTTGTAATTTTATAGAACGTATTATTGATCCCTTACAATCAAGGTGTCAAACATTAAAAGTAGTACCTCCTAATAAATTAGATATTCTTAAACATTTAGTAAAAGTAGTTAAAAGAGAAAATATTTCTACAGTTGAAGAAGATTTAAGAATTATTGTTGATAATAATTATCCTGATGTGCGTAAAATGCTTAATACTATACAAGTATCTACAACAGATAATAAACTAAATCTAGATACAACAGCATTAGTATCATCTAATTATATTAAAGAAGTAGTTGAGGAATTATCAAACCAAAAATCTTGGATAAAAATAAGACAAATAATAGCAAATGCTAATGTAAAAGATTTTGAAGAATTATATCGTACTTTGTATGATGAATCGTCAAAATTTGCTCCTGGAAAGGAAGGAATGATTGCTTTTCATATAAATCAATTTTCATACCAATCAAATTTTAGAATTGATAAAGAAATTAATTGTATGGCTTTAATGAATCAATTAATTAATTTATAATGAAGTGGATAACTGAACCTACTGATCATAAAGGGTATTTAATTAATGATATTATTTATACAAATGATGGTAGATTATTAGATAGTAATGGTAATGCTGTTATGATGGAATGGGAAAAACCTATAATGAAAGATGCTGCATCTCTTATATGTAGAGATGGAGGTAGAATACTTAATGTAGGATTTGGATTAGGTCTTATAGATAATTACATTCAATCCCAGGATATAAAAGAACATTGGATAATAGAAGCCCATCCTGGGGTTATTCAAAAAATGAAAGATGAAGGGTGGGATAAAAAACCTAATGTAAGGTGTATTTTTGATAAATGGCAGAATGTATATAAAGATTTACCTAAATTTGATGGAGTATATTTTGATACATGGAAAGAAGCACATGAAGATTTTCATCAAATAATAGAAAGTATTCTAAACCCAGGAGCTAAATATTTATATTTTTTTGGACAGGTAATGTCCAATTCTTCAATTAAAGAATGGAGTAAATATGGGTTTGAATTAGAAGAACATACAACACATTTAAAAAAAATTGCAAAAAATCAACACCAACATTCACAATACTGGAATGAAAATAATAAAGAATTTAAACAAAATCTATTAATATATAATCAAAAACAATAAAAAATGAGTGAACAATTAAACCAGCCCCAGATAGACTTAAAAAGTACTACGGGATTCGAAGATGAAAATGGAAATAAAGTTTTCCAACAAGGATACATTCTTAGAAAAGTATCTAAATTTATATCAGGAGGTAATGAAGATGCTATGATGCCTATTCCTGTATTTTACGAACCAAGCACAGGTAAAATAGTAGGAGCTACATTACACCCAGATTTAAAAGAAGAATTTAAGGATGAATGTATTTAATTGGTTAGAAGAAATTACTGTTAAGAAATCACCAGCATCCCAATTTTCTCAAAAGGATTGGGATGACTGGAATTCTTATATGGTTCATAGATTTTTATCTATGAATATGAGTTATGTTAATATAGTTAATATTGCTCAAGAATTTCAACCAACTGATAAAAAAGGTATCTATAATTTTTATAAAGAAATATTACCCCAAAAGAAAATATGGAATAAATATATAAAAAATAAAAGTAAAAAAGATACAAAAGAATTATCTAAAATTATATCTAATTATTTTAAAATTGGATTCAATGAAGCTAATTCGTATATTCCCATATTAGGGAAAGAAAGTATTATAGAAATACTTAAATCTATAGGAAACGAAAAAAAAGAAATAACTAAATTAATAAAAAATATATGAACTTAGAATTATATAACATGCTTATGACATCAGCTGAAGCGGATAAAGCAAAAGCCTTATTGTCATTAGATTTGTTAGGGAATAAAGCAACAGGTATTGGAGATCACTCAACAGAAGATTTTTACAAAAATGCTGAAGAAGCATTAGTTAAGCTAGTTGACGCCGACGATAGAATTAATACCCTTAAAATTTATTTTCACAGTAAAAAAGTTGTTTAATGAGTGATATAGTTAAAAAATATTATGAAAATATGAGTGATAGAGAAATTATGGATGCTAAAAATGGAAAATCAACTCCTGATTTAAATTCATCACCAATAGAAGTATTTGAACATGAATACCCAGAATTATCAGATGAGTTTAAACAAATACAAAATGAAATGTATGAAATGTTTGCTCGTAAGCATATGGATTATGGTTTAAATAATATTTCTTTAGGAGGTGATATATTAAATAATAATGATGATAAAAAATTCTCATTAACAGGTTTAGCTATTAGACTCACAGATAAAATTTCACGTTTAAAAAATCTTCTTCTTAATGGAAGGAATTTTGTTGAGGGAGAAGGTATGGAAGATACATTTATTGATATTGCTAATTATGGAATAATTGGAATGTTAGTAGGAAGAAATAAGTGGAAAAAATAATATTTTGGCTAAAAAGAAATTACCTATAATAGTAAGGGATATTAGGGAAAATCCACCTACACCTCTTAATTTTGCAGTTGAAAAAAATATTTCATACTCCCAACTTTCCATGTTCACTCAGTGCCCTAAAAAATGGTCACTCCAATATAGAGATGGTCATAAAATTAGTGAGCAAAGTATTCATATGACTTTTGGAACAGCTTTACATGAGGTTTTACAACATTATTTAGATATAATGTATGATAAAAGTGGAGCTGAGGCTGATAGAATTAATATAGAAGAATTATTTGAAGAAACATTAAGAGAATGTTATGCTAATGATTATAAAAAAAATAAAGGCAAACATTTTAGCACACCTGAAGAATTAAGAGAATTTTATGATGATGGTATAGCAATCCTCCAAAATTTCAAAAAGAAAAAAGGGGGTCATTTTAGTAAAAAAGGATGGTATTTAGTTGGTTGTGAAATACCTATAGTTATTGCGCCTAATTTGCGTCTTAACCGTGTTAAATACATGGGTTACTTAGATATCGTAATGTATCATGAACCCACAAATACATTTAAAATAATCGACATAAAAACATCAACAAAAGGGTGGAGTAAATATGCTAAAAAAGATGAATCTAAACAATTTCAATTAATACTTTATAAATATTTCTTTAGTAAGCAATATAATATACCTATTGAAAATATTGATATTGAGTTTTTTATAGTTAGAAGAAAGGTATATCTAGATGGAGAATTTCCTCAAAAAAGAATACAAACTTTCACTCCAGCATCTGGTAGAAATAAAGTAAACAAAGCAACTAAAAATTTAGATGAGTTTATAAATAAAGCATTTAACTTGGATGGGTCCTATAAAGATAGTATATTCCACGCAAAACCAAGTAAATGGAATTGTACATTTTGTCCATATAAAGATAATAAAGAACTTTGTAATGCAGTTGGTAAATCTCTTTAATCTGCATATATGTATAGACAAATATAACATTAAAAAATAAAGATTATGGCACAAAAAGAAATGACACTTACAAGTGTAAAAGTAAAAAGTGATTTATTTGAAGATTTTAAAATTGAATGTGTAAAAAGAAAATTTAGTTTTCAAAAATTAGCAGATAGATCTCTTTTTTTATATTTAACAGATGATGATTTTAGAAAAAAAATAAATTCACAAGTTAATTTAGAAAAAAATTAATAATAAATAAAATAAGTTTTTAAATGAAGGAAGGTTATATTAAAAGAGAAGAAAGAAAAAAAATTCTTCTTCTAACAGATGATATTAGAGTTCACTCTGGGGTTGCTCAAATTGGAAGAGAAATAGTAATGCATACTGCCCATAGATACAATTGGGTTCAATTAGCAGGAGCTATTAAACATCCTGATACTGGGAACCTCCAAGATTTAAGTGATGATACTAATAAAAAAATGGATCTAGAAGATTCTAATGTTTTGTTATATCCTTGTGATGGTTATGGGGATGAAAAATTAGTTCGTTTAGTTATAGAAAAAGAAAAACCAGATGCGATTCTTTTAATAACAGATCCACGTTATTTTGAGTGGTTATTTCAAATAGAAGATGAAATTAGAACTAAAATTCCTATAACATATTTAAATATTTGGGATGATTTACCAGCACCTATGTATAATCAAGATTTTTATGATTCATGTGATGGTTTATTTGGAATTTCTAAACAAACAAAAAATATCAATGAAATGGTATTAGGGAGTAAAGTTGAAGGAAAAACAATTAAATATATCCCTCATGGATTAAATAATAAAAAGTTTAAGATTTTAAAAAGTGATGATAAGGAATTACTAAATTTTAAAAAAGAATTAAATGGAGAAAATAAAATAAAATTTTCACTTTTATTTAATTCTAGAAATATTAGAAGAAAATGTATTCCTGATACAATATTAGCTTGGAAATTATTTTTAGATACTTTACCAAAAAAAGAAAGAAACCAATGTCAATTAGTTTTACATACTAATCCTATAGATCAACATGGAACTGATCTACCATCAGTAATTAGATTTTTATTCCCAGATGATGATCATAACATTGTAATGTCAACTAATAAACTTTCGATTGAACAAATGAATTGTTTATACAATAATGCTGATGGAGTAATATTATTATCCTCTGCTGAAGGTTGGGGATTATCTTTAACAGAAGCTATGTTAACTGGTACTCCTTTTATAGCTAATGTAACTGGGGGAATGCAAGATCAAATGAGATTTGTAGATAAAAATGGAGATTGGTATACACCAACACCTGATATTCCTTCTAACCATAGAGGAACTTATAAAGAGTGTGGAGAATGGGCTTTACCTGTATTCCCTTCAAACTTATCATTAGTAGGTTCTCCTAAAACACCTTATATCTATGATGATAGGTGTAGTGCTGAAGAAGCAGCATTAAAAATAAAAGAATTATACAGTATGAGTAAAAAAGAGAGAGAAGATAGAGGAAAAAAGGGTATGGAATGGGCTTTAGGAGATGAGGCTGGATTTACTTCTGAACACCAAGCAACTAGATTTATAGATGCTATAGAAGAAACAATAAGTAATTTTGTACCTAAAAAAGGTTTTTCTTTTACTAGTGATAGTAACAAGTCAAACAAAGTTTTAAACCATAAATTAATATATTAATATGAAAAATACATTTGTTATAAGTTGTCCAATTGATACTTACAGTGGATATGGTGCACGAAGTAGGGATTTTGTAAAAGCCTTAATAGATCTAGATAAATATGATATTCAAATTTTACCTCAAAGGTGGGGTAAAACTGCTGAAGGTTTTATTGATAATAATAAAGAATGGGAATTTTTAAATGATCACATAATTCCACAATTAATGGCAAAACCTGACTATTGGTGTCAAATTACAGTTCCTAATGAATTTCAAGCTATAGGACAATATAATATTGGTTTAACAGCTGGAATGGAAACAACTATTGTAGATGGAAGTTGGATTGAAGGTTGTAATAGAATGGATTTAATTCTTACATCATCTAACCATTCTAAAAAAACATTTCAAAATAGTCAATTTTATAAAGATGGAAATGAAGAAAATCTTATTAAATTAGAAAAACCTATTGAAGTTTTATTTGAAGGTTTAAATTTAGATGTTTATAAAAAAACAAAAACATTTACAAATTCCGATTTATATAATGAAATTAATTCTATAAAAGAAGATTTTTCTTATTTAACTGTAGGTCATTGGATGCAAGGTGAATTAGGTGAGGATAGAAAAAATATAGGTTTAACAATTAAAGCATTTTATGAATTATTTAAAAATAGAACAAACACACCAGCTTTAATTCTAAAAACTTGTATAGTAAATGGAAGTATTATGGATAGGTCAGAAATACTTAGAAGAATTAATATAATTAAAGAAGGTATCCAAAATGCTAAAACTCTTCCAAAAATATATGTACTTCATGGTAATTTTACAGACCCTGAAATAAATGAATTATATAATCATCCTAAAGTAAAAGCAATGATTAGTTTAACAAAAGGAGAAGGTTTTGGGAGACCATTATTAGAATTTAGTGCTATTGATAAACCCATTATAGCTTCAAATTGGTCAGGACATTTAGATTTCTTAGAAGAAGAACACACAGCATTAGTAGGAGGTAAATTAGACAAAATTCATCAATCAGCAATTGTTCAAAATATGATTATACCTGAAGCTGAATGGTTTAGACCTGAATTACAAGATATAGGGTATTCTTTTAATATTATTTGGGAAGAATATAAAGAATTTATAAAAAAAGCAAAAAAACAAGGATCGCATTCAAGAAATAATTTTTCATTTAATAAAATGAAAGATAAAATAGAAGAAATTTTTAATAATAATTTAATAGATTTACCTAAAAAGCTAGATTTAAAAATTGCTAATATTGAAATGCCTAAAAAACCAACACTAAAAAAAGTATAAAATGGTAGAAACTGATAAATTAATAAAATGTAATAGATGTGGGGGAGATGCTTGTTATAAGCAAGAAATAAATGGTATAGAATTATATTCTTGTTACGGTTGTGGGTTTCAAACTTCATCTATAATGAAAAAAGGAGAAAAGTTTTTTGAAGAACAAATGGAAATTCTTCCTGAGTTATATAAAGCTTTACTTGGAGAAGATGAAGAGGGAATGATTTGGATGCCCCAAACAGTAAATCTACCACAACAAGGGATGGTTTTTGCCTCTGTAGCTAAAGATCATGCTGTTGTAAATGAAACCCCCTCTCAAGATAATTATGAATGGGCTGCTGTAAAGGCTATTCCAATACCTGAAGAAGATAAAGAAAAATATCCTATACCTAATAAAGAAGGAGAATTTTATGAATGGAGAATGGATATGACTACTGAAAAAAGATTTGCTCATAATGATTTTGTAGAAGCTTTAGATTATATTGGGATATTTGGTAAAGAAGAGTAAATAATGAAAAAAATAGCTGTCTATATTGATATGCCAGCATTAGGGGATACACTAGCTGCTATTCCTACAATAAACAAGCTTTACCAAGCACATGATACACCTATAACTGTATTTACTTACCATCCACTTTTATTTAAAGACCACCCTTCAGTTTTAGAAGCATTATATGTTCATCAATCAGATCATAACTTATATGATTATTTTTATACAACACCATTTAAGGAAAAGATTAAAATTAATGGTAAAGATGTAGAATTTAAACATTCCCAAATTGATATAAGACAATTTCATGCTTTATCTTTAGGTTTTTCATTAACCCCAAAAGAAATGGAGATTGACCTTTATATAAAAGAAGATTGGGATATAGGATTTAAAGATTATGTTATAATTCATCCAACTTATACTTGGGATTCTAGAACATGGGATACAAAGAAATATCAAAAATTAATAGATAAACTAAATAATAAAGGGATACCAGTAGTAGCTATTGGTAAAAATAGCTCAGAAACTGGTTTTCATAATATATCTAAACCAGTAATGGATATTAAAATCCAATATGGAGTAAATCTATTAAACCATCCTGAGGGAAGTTTACCTAAAATTAGAAGTTTAATAGATAAAGCTAAATGTTTAGTAGTTATGGACTCAGGGATATTACATTTAGGAGGTACTACAGATGTAGAAATTATTCAATTAGGATCATCAATTGATCCTTATTTTAGAGCACCTTATAGGAAAGGAAGTCAAAAACATAAGTATACTTTTATTGGAGGTGGTTGTGATTTATTTTGTACTTCAAATATGAAACATCATTTAAAAGAATGGGACACAATTCAAGGTGTACCTCCTTTAGTAGGATGTTTGGAAAATAAACCCTCATTTGAATGCCATCCTGATGTAGATAAAGTATTTAATAAAATTTTAACATTATGAAAATATTAGTAACAGGTGGGGTGGGTTTTATAGGAACTGCTCTTATAAAAAAATTATTGGATGAAAAACATATTGTTCATTCTTTAGATAATTATAAAATTGGGTGTAAAGAAAATGAAATTGAAGGTTGTTACTACCATAATGTAGATATAGAAAATATTCACCTAATGGATAAAGATTTTGATTTAATTTTCCATTTAGCAGCTTTATCTAGAATTCAACCTTCTTTTAATAAGCCTGAAGATACATTTAGAGTTAACACTATTGGAACTCAGAAAGTATGTGAATTTGCTAGATATATTGGAGCTAAAGTTGTATATTCTGGTTCATCTTCAAAATGGCATAATCCATATCAATCACCTTATGCTGCATGTAAACATATGGGTGAAGAAGCTTGTAAAATGTATAAAAAAACATATGGGATGGATATTGAAATAGCTAGATTCTATAATGTTTATGGTCCTGGTGAAATAATAGAAGGAGATTGGGCAGCTGTTATAGGAAAATGGAGACGTCAAGTTAAAAATAATGAATTAATAACAATAGTAGGAGACGGAGAGCAAAGAAGAGATTTTACTTATATAAAAGACATAGTAGATGGCTTGTGGAGAATTGGGATGAAAAATGAAAAACATATAGATGCATGGGAATTAGGTAATGGTGAAAATTATTCCATAAATGAAGTATATCAAATGTTTTATGAAAAATTTAACATAGAATGTAAACACATCCCAGAACAAAAAGGAAACTATAGAAAAACATTAAGAGAAAATGATGATGCTCTTAAAAGATTAGGTTGGCTCCCAACAGGTAATTTATTATATTATATCCAAAGTTTATAATATGAAAATAAGTTATGCAATTACAGTCTGTGATGAGTTTGTAGAAATCCAAAGATTAATTCCATTTTTATTAGAAAATAAAAAATATGGGGATGAAATCGTAGTTTTATATGATTCCATAAATGGAGACGAAAAGGTTGAAGAATTTTTAAGAGCAAAATCAATTAATGGTGAGTTTAGTTGGCATAAAGATAAATTTAATAATCATTTTGCAGATTGGAAAAATAAACTTACTGAAAAGTGTGATGGAGATTGGATATTCCAAATTGATGCAGATGAAATGCCTCATATAGATTTAATTACATATCTTCCTGAAATTATTTTAAGTAATCCTAAAAATGAAGTTATAAAAGTTCCAAGAATTAATACTGTTCATGGTTTAACTGAAGAATATGAAAGAAAATGGGGGTGGAGAGTAAATGAAAAAGGTTGGGTCAATTGGCCTGATTTTCAATGGAGAATTTGGAAGAACCATCCTAAAATAAAGTGGGTAAATAAAGTTCATGAAGTATTAGATGGTTATAGTACTTATGCTGATTTGAATCAAGAAGAACGTTTCTCTCTATATCACCCTAAAGATATAGAAAAACAAGTTAAACAAAATAATTATTATGAAAGTATATAGTAATTACTTACCTATTGAAAGGTATGAAAAATTTATTTTAAGTAAAGATAAATTTAAAGATCTTCCTATAACTATCTTTAATGACTATTTTACTAAAGATAATTGGAAAGAGTTAGGAGAAAATCCAATAAATATTCTTATTTTAAATGAACCAGACCAATTATTTGGACACCACACTCAAGTTCAAAAATTCAATAATAATTATAGTTTAATTTTAACTTGGGGTCAAAATGTAATAGATAATTGTGATAACGCAAGATTATTTATTCATGGTGAAACTAATTTAGACTTGGAATATATAAATTCATTCTATAAAAATAAAGAAAGAAAATTTGAAGTAACTTTTTTAAGTGGTGTGTTAAAATTAATTGAGGGGCATAAATTAAGACAAAAAATATTATCTATAGAAAATGAAATAAATATTCCTACAAGGTTTTGGAAGGTATTAAGTGATTTTAATTATGAAACAGGAAATAGACCAGGTTATAGAGACCCAGGTTGTGAAGTTATAACTACAAAAGGAACACCTATTGAAGGGGAAGGAAAAAAAGAAGTTTGGAATAGAAATTCAATGTTTCACATAGCTGTAGAAAATTCAAGAAATTTAAATTATTATACAGATAAAATAGTAGATTGCTTTGCTACTAAAACTATTCCTATATATTGGGGTGCACCTAATATAGGAGATTACTTTAATAAAGATGGAATAATTACATTTGAAAATGAAGAAGATCTAATAGATATTTTAAATAATTTAACAGAAAAAGATTATAAAAATAAGTTGGAAGCTGTAGAAGAAAATTATATATTAGCACTTAATAATGGTTTCTTTTTTGAAAGATTAGAACGATTTTTAGACTCAATTATAGAACTTAATAATATAACCAATAGGGGAATTAGCTCAGATGGCTAGAGCGCTTCGCTTGCACCGAAGAGGTCATCGGTTCGACTCCGATATTCTCCACAAAATATTAAATAATGAAAGATAATCAAAATAATGGTAACCCTCATACTAATGAAACCCGAAATGGGCTTAATAATAAAATTAGTAAATTAGCAATGTTGGGTCAATCTAAAAAAGTAAAATGGTCTGATAAAAGACGTTTTAGAAACATATAATATGAATAGAAAATATTTACCAACACTATCAGAATTAATAGATCGATTATCTATTGTTCAATTAAAAGAAGTTTTCATTACTGAGCATAAAGAAGAATATGCTAAAGAAATAGCAGAAATAACTCATGATATAGGGGAAATAATTAATAATGAAAAAATTACACTAACAGGAGAAGATGTTAGAGCAATTGTAGTTCTTTCTCAAATGAATCTTCATATATGGCATAATGAAACTAAATATAGAGCAGGAACAGGAGATGGTAATTTAGGACTAACACATGGATTAAATGGGATAAGAAATACTGCAAAAAATAAAATACAAGAAAACGAAGGAGGAAGAAAAGATTATAAAGTTGATTGTATAGCAGCTGAATTTAAAGACTGGGAAATATCATGGTAAAAATATTAGTAATAGGAGATAGTTGTGTAGATGAATACATTTATTGTACAACGAATAGATTCTGCCCAGACGCACCTGTACCCATTCTAAAACCTGAATCATATGTTTCAACTGAAGGTATGGCTGGTAACGTAGCTGATAATTTAAGAGCATTAGGAGCTGATGTAGATTTAATTTCAAATGCTAATCAAATTAAAAAAACAAGGTATGTTGATGAAAGAACAAACCATATGTTTATTAGGATTGATGAAGGTGAAGATGATATATTTCCTATAGCTAAAAAAACGCTAGAAAATATTGAATGGGATAAATATGATGCTGTTGTTATAAGTGATTATTGCAAAGGATTTCTTACAGAAGATGAAATAGCTTACATTTCTCATCAACATATAAATACTTTTTTAGATACTAAAAAATTATTAAATTCTTGGGCTGAAAATATAGGATTTATAAAAATTAATGATGTAGAATATAACTACAATTTAGATAACCATTCAATAAATCTAATTGAAAAAATGATTATTACTAGAGGATCTAGTGGGGCTGAATATAATGGAATAATGTATCCCGTAGATAAAGTTGATGTTAGAGATACTAGCGGAGCTGGTGATACATTTTTAGCTGGTTTAGTATACGCTTATATAAATGGAAATAACATAGCAGATGCCATTAAATTTGCAAACAAATGTGCAACACAGATAGTTCAGAAAAAAGGAACAGCAAAAATTAATAATAGAGAATTATGAAATACGAATATAGTAAAAAATTAGGATTAGCAGTTATCCAACCAGATATATTTTATGATTATAGAGGTGAATATGTCGAAACATGGAATATTGAAAATTATAAGGTTTTTAATCCTAAAGGATCAGGGAATGAAATAATTTTTAAACAAGATGATATTAGTACATCTACTAAACATACATTAAGGGGTTTACATGGTGATAATAAAACATGGAAACTAGTATCATGTATTTATGGTTCTTTATTACAAGTAGTTGTTGATATGAATTATGATAGTGCAACATATTTGGAATGGGAGTTATTTACGATAAATGATAAAAATAGACAACAAATATTAGTTCCGCCAGGATATGCTAATGGTCACTTAGTAATGAGTGATTTTGGGATATTTAGTTACAAACAGTCAACATTATATGGGGGAGCTAAAGAACAATTTACAGTTAAATGGAATGATCCTAAATTAAAAATTCCGTGGCCTATTGATAATCCTATATTATCTTCACGTGATAAAAATGCAAAACTACTATGAAAAAAAACGTATTAATAACAGGAGGAGCTGGTTATTTAGGATCAGTATTAGCTGAAGTATTATTAGATAATGGTTATCATGTAACTGTATTTGATAATTTAATGTATAAACAAACATCATTATTACATTTATGTGATAATAAAAATTTTAATTTTATTAAAGGGGATGTTACTAATAAAAAGGAATTTCTACCACAAATTGTTAATCATGATATAATTATCCCTTTAGCAGCTATAGTAGGAGCGCCAGCTTGTGACGCAAATAAAGAACTAGCAACAGCTATTAATTATGGTCAAATACAATTTATTGTAGATAACTTAAGAAAAAATCAAAAGTTATTAATGCCCAATACAAATAGCCAATATGGTAGTTCAGAAAATATAATTACCGAAGATTCACCATTTAATCCCTTATCTCATTATGCTATTACTAAATGTAATGCTGAAGAATATATAATGGATTGGGGTAATGGAATTTGTTTAAGGTTAGCTACTGTATTTGGGTCATCTCCTAGAATGCGTACTGATTTATTAGTAAATGATTTTGTATATAAAACAATGACTGAAGGTGTATTAGTTTTATTTCAATCCCACTTTAAAAGAAATTATATACACGTAAGAGATATAGCTTATACTTTTCTCCATTGTATTGAAAATTATAATGAATTAAATGGGGAAGTATTTAATGTAGGACTATCCGATGCTAATTTAAATAAAAAAGAATTAGCTGAAACTATAAAAAGATACTTCCCAGAATTAGTAATTATAGAGAATGAATTTTCAACTGACAAAGATAATAGAAACTATATAGTATCTAATGATAAATTAGAAAACACAGGATGGAAACCACAATATACTATTGAAGATGGTATTGATGAGTTACTATCAGCATATAAAATGGTAATTACAGATAATAATAAAAAATATACAAATTTATGATAACACTAGATACAAACCATCCTATAGCATATGACTCCCCTGATCATATTTGTCCTTGGGGTACAAAAAGAGATAATTTTACAAGTAAAGGATTTATAGATGAAACATTAAATTTTCATTCCCAAAAAGGAAAAGATAAAATAAATTTTTTAGATTTGGGGTGCTCAGGTGGTCAACTTGTAATAGATTATATTAATAGGGGACATTTAGGTGTAGGATTAGAGGGAAGTGATTATAGTGCAATAAATGGAAGAGCTAATTGGCCTAAATATTATAATAAAAATTTATTTACTTGTGATGTTACAAAAAAGTATGAATTGTTTGAAAATGATATAAAATTAAATTTTGATATTATTACAGCTTGGGAAGTTATAGAACACATTAAACCTGAAGATCAAAAACCATTTTTTAAATACATTAATGATAATTTAAATAGTGGAGGATTTTTTTGTGGTTCTATTTCTACTAGAGAAGAAGTTATAAATGGTTACTCTTTACATCAAACTGTTTGGAATGAAGCTACTTGGTATAAAAACTTCCCAGATATTCTAAAAGAAACTAATTTAGAATTATATCAATATCCTTTTAACAATAAAGTTAGGGATTTAAATGATTCTTTTTATATTTTATTACTAAAAAATTAAATAATGAAAATATTAGTAACAGGATCTACAGGATTTGTAGGTAAACATTTAATTAAGGCATTAGAAAAAGAAAACCATGAAATACTTAGTTTTAATTCTTCTAATTTTACAAAGATGTGGTATTGTCAAAAAGATACTATTGATGTAATAATTCATTTAGCTGTTAAAACAGCAGCAGGTGGATATTGTCAAAACCACCCAGGTGAACAGTGGATAGTAAATAATAGTATTAATTCTGATATGTTAGCTTATTGGGCACAATATCAACAAAGAGCTACTATGATTACCTTTGGATCTTCTTGTGGTTATAATAATGATGTCATTAAAACCGAAGATAACTATTTAGTGGGTGAACCTGAAAAAGGTTATGAAGTATATGGAATGGTAAAACGTAATTTATTAGTGGGATTAAAAGCATTATCAAAAGAATTTCAAATGGACTCTAACTACATGATACCATCAGTGTTTTATGGGCCTAATTATGATTTAAAAGATAAACATTTTATATTTGATTTAATTCGAAAAATAGTTAATGCTAAAAATGGAGGTGAAGAAGTTGTTCTTTGGGGAGATGGAACACAGGAAAGAGAATTAATTTACATTGACGATGCTATTAATATTATTATGGCTTGTATGAATAATCCTGAAGCCCCAAAAATGTTTAATCTATCTTCTGGGAGTACTTACACACTTAAAGAATATGCACAAACTATTTGTGATATAATAGATTATGATTTTGATTTAATTAAATGGGATACAAATGCTTTTGTAGGTTCTCCTAGTAAAAAATTAATTAATACCCACTTAAAAGGATTCAATTTCACCCCCCTTAAACTTGGTTTAGAAAAAACAATAGAATATTATGAAAATAGCATCAGTAGTAGTAAATAGAAATGACGGTTATAAAGATTTAGAAAGAGGAATACTTCATTTTAAATTTATGAGTGAAACTTTTGATGAAGTTAATTATGTAGATTGGAATTCATCAAATGGTTCTTTTTTATGGGAGATTGAAAATAAAATTCCATCTAAAGGCAAAATAAAACATTTTTGTATCCCTTCTAATATAGTTAACCAAATTATTATGGACCCTAATGCTCAAAAATGTAATGAAGCTTTAAGTAGAAATATTGCTATTAAAAGAAGTAATGCTGATTGGATTATTTCTACTAATATTGATATTATCCCTCCTACAAGAAAAGAATTAAAATCTTTAATTAAAACTTTAGATAAAAATACTTTTTATACCATTTCTAGAAGAGAAGCTCCTAAAGATATAGTATATAATACTAAAATAACTAAATTAAGAGAATCCCTTTCAACAATCCCAGCTAGACATTTTCCTGCAAAAGTATCACCTAATGATAATTATAGTTTAATAAATTGTTGTGGAGATTTTCAAATAGCACATAGAGATGTTTGGAATAAAATTAAAGGATTTGAAGAAGAAATGATTTATGCCTGTTATGTAGATACTAATATTCAGAAAAAAGCAGTATTAAATGATTATAAATTAGAAGTATTATATGAACCTGCATTATATCACATGGAACATGGAGCTTATTATACCAAAGAAGATGGTACAAGAATGTTAGATAACAATAATGAAGGCCCTTACAAAGGGGATAACAAAGCTTATAATGATCCTTGGAAATGGGTTGAAACTTTCTCAAAAACTAATAATACAAAAGAGTGGGGATTAGGAAATGTTGATATAGAAGTAGAGGTAATTTAATATTTATAAATGTACACCCCAAAAACTATACCAATGGAAAAAGATAAATTAGTCAAAGAAAGAGAAACCACAGGTATTGAAATTATATATAATGATAGTGAAGATTTAAAAACATTATCTTCAAAAGAAGAATTTGTATCTTTCATCTTAGAAGATAGTTTTAAAACCATAGAGATGGCTTTGAAAAATAAATTGGATAAGGTTGAACTATTTAATATATTTAATTTATCAATAGTAGTAGAAATAGAAAGAAATAATTATAAAAATGTTCTCAATAATTTAATAAAATTTTATATCTTAGAAGAGAATTACGAAAAATGTTCATTAATAAGAAGTATTATAAATAAATATGAAATATAAATTTACAACTAAAAACTCAAAAGATGCTATTGGTTATGTAAAAGCAGATAGTAAATATGAAGCTGAAATATTAGCATCTCAAATGAAACAATTAAAATTAAAAGACTTTTTAAAAATATTTGAAGTAAAAGAAGCATGAGTCAAGATTTTGAATTTGAAGGAAAAGATGATTTAAAAAAACTATTTGAGGATATTTTAGGATCAAACATTATTTTAAAAGATACTTTAGCTAATCAAGATCAAGAAGAAAATGTATTTTGTTTAATAGTAAATAAATTAGATACAGCTCATAAAGATGATGAAGCTTTATTTGAATTATCAGGTATAGATTTGACAAAATCAAAGAATGAACTATGGGTTGTTATTGAAGCTTTATTAAAAATAGCATATGGAAATGATGCTTTTGATATGATTATGTGGTATATTTTAGATAGATTCAACCCAGATGGAAAAGTTGTCCCTTTTGAAGATGAAAAAGGAAAACAATTTTCATTGTTAACTGCAAAAGATCTATTTTCATTTGTAAAACATAGATTTCCAAACTAAATTTGGATACCCCAAAACATTTTTGTATATTTACGTGAAATTTTAAAGGTTACGTATAATTATGAATATGACAAAAGATAAACTAAAAATGATACCTTGTATAGCTTGTGGTGAACCTATGCCCGAGTTAAGACTAACTAAATTTGGTTATAAAGTTTGTGTAAATTGTTCAACAACTGGAGCTTATAGAGCTGTATCTACAATTAATGGAAGTGGGGATCATACATGGAATGATATTCAAATATTAACTCCTGAACAATATAAATCTTATGAAAAAACAGAAGAATTATCTTCAAAAACACTAAAATCATTTAATAAAGAAGATTAGTATGCCAAAAGCAAAACCTTTAAATAAGGAATTAATAATGGCAGCTATGAATAAAACAAAATCAAATAGAGCAGCTGCCAGGTATTTGAATGTATCTTATGTGCATTATAAAAGATGGGCTAAAATATATGAAAGTGATACCCACGATAACTTATTTGAACAACATAAAAATCAGTCTGGAAAAGGTATTCCTAAATTTTTAAAAAGTACAGGAAAAGAACCAGCATTAATTGATATAATTGAAGGTAGAGTAGATGCTTCTTCATTCTCACCAGATAAGCTTAAATATAGACTTATAACTGAAGGATATTTGTTAGAAGAATGTGGTTCATGTGGGTTTAAAGAACGCAGAGTTTTAGATTATAAAATGCCTTTACTTCTTCATTTTAAAGATGGGAATAAAAAAAATTATAGAAAAGAAAATATAGAATTACTTTGTTATAACCATTATTTCCTTACAGTAGGAGATATTTTTTCAGATAAACAAGTAAAAGGTATAGAAGATCATAAACCTATAAATCAAGGAGATGTTGAGTGGGAATTAGATGATTACCAAAGACAAAGATTAATTGAATTAGGGCTTGAAAAAAAAGAAGATGATGGTTTAGATATAATATCCTATACATAATGGCAAAGAAAATAAGAAATATTAAAAGAAAAAAACATGATCAAATTGTAAATGATTATGATAAGATAAAGTCAAAACATTTAGAAAAATTGGCTACAAAAATTCTTAAAGATGAAGAAAAAAATAGTAGATTAAAAGATAAAAATATTAAAGGAGACTTTTTAAAAAATTTTTAATATGGCTAAAACAATAAAAGTAAAAGACAGTGAAGAATTTACTCAATTACTAGAAGATAAGGATATTAGAATTTCTAGAGCAATAGTAGAGGGAATTTTAGAAAATTTAGTAGGAAAAAGGAAAAATATTCATGTATTAGAAGTTTATTTAAAAAATGAAGATTCTATAGTTGATATAACAGTACATAGAGAGGACTTTATTCAAACTTTAGAAGAAAATCTAAAAACTTTTATATACCATGAAGAATATGAAGCATGTTCAGGTATACAAAAAGCAATTAATTATTTAAAAGGATAAAATATGAAACTTTACAAATACAACAATAATAGATTAAAATATGAATCAGTAAATTTACCAATTATATTTTTAAAATTTTCAATAGGATTTTTATCAATATTTTTATTTTTAGGATTAACCAACCTTCCTAAAGAACCTGAATATTTTACAGAAACAGAAAAAATATTAATTATAAACGAATTAAATGAATTTAGTGAAGAAAAATTAATTAATGAAATTAGTAAATTAAATTTCAAATTTCCTCATATTGTTTTAGCTCAATCTATTCTAGAAACAGGTCATTATGAATCTAAAATATTTAAAGAAAATTTTAATTTATTTGGAATGAAAGAAGCACGTGTTAGACTTAATTTAGCTGTAGGTACTCAATATGGGCATGCTTATTATAATAATTGGGAAGAGTCAATGATGGATTATGCTTTATGGTATTCTACATATGCTTATAAATGTAAAACAGAAAAACAATTATATAAGTTATTAGATAGGCAATATGCAGAAGCTTCATCATATGTATCATCGTTACAACATATAATTGAAATTAATAACTTAAAAGAAAAATTCGAATAAATGGCTAGATTAATTGCTTCTAACTACACTAAAAAAAAGCAGAAAAAAAGACCGGGTGTTCATGCTAAGTGTAAAACATCAAAAATGAAAAAAAGTAAAAATTATAAAAAACTATATAAGGGACAAGGAAGATAATGGTAAAAAATAAAACAATGAATATGTTCCAAGATTTAAGTTTTACTGATATATTTGACACTTTTGATGATGAATATTTAACATTAATGGCAGAATCAAACCCAGAACAGTTAAAGAGAATGTGTTTATTTTTAAGTTTAGACACTCAATTATTAAAAGAAAAATTTCATAGAGAAATCAAACAAAATAAAGATAAATTAAATTAAAATAAATTATGACACATACTTATTCAATCAGAGATTTAGAACGTGAGGCATCAACCGGAGTTGTTACTAAAGTCTTATGGAAATTAACAACAAT